TGTATAGCCTGTGGTACATCGCTTTGTAAATCACCGAAACCTGTTCTAAACTCTATCCAAAATGTGTTTGCAGCGTCATCAGCCAACGTAGGCGATGTGAACGTGCTTTTCAAATAACATATAGAAGGATTAGAATAAGCATCTATATAAGCATCTGATGATGTTTGTTCTACTCCATTAACATCTAACCAATGTATAGGTTTGTTTGAGCCTTCTGTTTTTAGCGTACAATCAGGAAATATTAAAGATGCTTGTGACATCACCTGATTAAAATACAACTTATACTCGTGTGTAATAAAATGTCTTGAACAATAATGCTCTGCCATCTCAGTTGCAGCATCTACATATACACCTAACAAAGTATCTTCGTCAGAAGTATCAATTCTTAGGTGTGACTTAATTTCAGCTACACTAACAACCTTTGTTGTAGGGTCATCTAAAATAACTAAATCGCCTTGTACGTTATAGTTAGGGTCGAGATACATAAGTTTCTATTGAAAGAGTTAAAGTTAATAAAGGGGAGTTCCGAAGAACCCCCTTTTAAGTATTAGTATCTATGTACTACTATGCAGCAACTTTAGAAGTTCCTTTTACGAAACCTGCTCCGTTTGTTACACCGAAATCAACATAGTTGTTTACAACCAATCTAGTCTGACCGAAAGCAGCCTGAGTATAAGGGTCAACCATAATGTCAACACCACCAAATAATCCAACGATTAATTTGCTGAAATCACCATATACGAAGTCACCACTTGCACCTGATGATTTAGCACAACCGTTAGTGAATTTAATTGGGTAACCATTTACTAGCATACCATCTAAACCTGCACTTACAGCAGCAACTTGAACACCACGCTTGATTTGAGCCAATAACTCAGGGCTACAAACGTAAGCTAAGTTTCCTTCTAAACCATTAGCACTTGCTAAAACTTGTTCTGCTTGAACTAAATCTTTCATTACAGAAACGCCATCTTCAAAAGTAGTTTCTGCTGTGATTGATCCACAAGAACCATTTGCAGAAATAGATACAGGAGCGCCTTCAATAGTAGTATCGTTGAAAATAGCTTGGTCAATTTTACCTGCTACTGCACGACCTAAATCAGCCATAATAGCTGCTTCTGCACCACCATTTTGCAACAATAATTGCTTAGAAATATCTACGGTAGCTGCCAAACGAACAGGGCTTAATTCTACCTTAGTAAATTGTGTTCCACCATCTGCTGCTTCACCATTTTCAGCAGCCCAAGCTACGGTTTGAGCCCCTGTAACAGGAATATTAGTATTAGCAGTTAAACCTGTTAAGATTCTTGCACCAACATTGTTAAATACAGATGCTTCACGCATTGCTTCTGCGTAACCTAATACATTAGTAGGAGCAATAGCTGAACTACCTTGCGATATATCAGCACGAGCCTCTAACATAAATGCAGGGATACCTAAACCATTTACAGAGAAACCTGCTGCTCTAGCTTCGTTTACTGCTTGGTTGTGCATTTCTTTCTCAACACCATCAAGGTTGTTGTTCATCATTCCTGAAATCGCTTTGAAAACAGAATAGTCACGAACTTCTTTAATGTCAGAAGTCTTTTGAACTGATGCAGAACCTACATTAGATGCAATTTCAGCGTTCAATTTTTCTTGTCGCTCAACAGTTTCAATTTTCTTTGCTAATTTGTCAATAGATGACATTTTCTCGTCATAAGAAACTTGCTCAGTTTCGTTAAAGTCACGAGATTCAGTTTTGCAAGATTCAAGCATCACATTCGCCTCTGCGATTAACGCTGCTC